ATATTGGTTTGAATTACTTCATCAAAAGAAACTTCAAGAGCAATACAGGCTTGGGCAACATACCACATCGTATCTCCAAGTTCTTTAATCAGGTGAGTACGGGTTTCGTCATTCCAAGGTTTTCCCTGAAATAGCATTTTCTTCACAATCTCAAGAAATTCGCCACCTTCGGCATTAATGCCAACACCAGCAGTCAAAAGTCTTTCAATATTAGCACCTTTCTCATCAAGTTCTACCATACGGTCAGAAAGAGCAAGAAAGTCTTTAGATGCATCACTAGTTACTGCATCTACAAAGTTTTGATATTTAGAAAAGTCAATTTTTTTAGTCATTAAAATTTAAATCCAGAGAATTGTTTTTTAGGTTTATCTTCTTCATAATTATATTCCTCTTCTTGTCCAGAGTCAAGTATATCATTTTGAGCAGATTGCTCTACATCAAATAATCTCATCTTTGCTCTATCAATACCAACAACAAATCTTTTATTCATTGTTGGGTCATTGTATCTATTCTTCAATTGTTTTACCATAATCTGTCCGAGTTGCTCCAACTCTTCTGTGCTAATAAGGGCAAACATAAGATCAGCAGTAGCAGGGAGACCAAAGGATTCACTAGTATCAGTAAGATCAGGATCAGAACTAGAAAAACCACTACGAGTAGTTTGAGTAGCGGAAACAATTGGAACATTTGCTTCAACTGCAAGACCACGGAGTTCTTCTGCAATTGCTTTAATATATGAGTAAGAATTAACTGAAAAATTACTCTTATATCTTGAGGAGCCACAAATATTAAGGTAGTCAATAAAAATAATATCAGGTCTGAATGATTTCTTAAGAGAAAGTTCATTTAGAAGTGCTCTGAAATGTCCTGCATGTGCGGAAGCAGTTGGATACTCTTTAATAATTAGAGTCCCCTGCGTCTTCTTCGCAATGCTATTTATTTTTGAGTCAAACATCATTTTAGGTAATGATTCAATATCTTTAATATTGACATTTAAAAGATTTGCGTCAATTCGCTCAGCAATTTTTTCTTCTGCCATTTCAAGCGTAATGTACAGTACGTTCCGTCCTTGGAGCAAGACGGAGCTAGCAAAATGGCACATGAATAAAGACTTCCCGACGCCCGTACCAGCAAGTGCGATATTAAGAGTTTTATTAGGGATGCCGCCTTTGGTAATCTTGTTAAAATATTCCAAATCAAATGGAATTTTATCTTCTTTTCTGTGGTAGGAATCAAATCTTTCTTCATAATCATTTAGATAATCGTGTCCAATATGGCCGTCAAAAGAAACCGAAAGTGCTTCTTGAAGAATAGTTGGAATTGCATCCCTACCTTTCTTTTCATCCTGCCCATCTGCAATTTTGATGCTTTCCATTAAAGCCAAATAGATTGCTCTATCACGACACCACTTTTCAGTAATATCGGTAAGCCAATTATTATCAGCAGGTGAATTGTCTAAATTTGAAACATAATCACAAATTGTTTTATAAGTATCTTCCGTAATATCAGTTCTTTTTTCAGTTTCAATTAAAAGAACTTCTTTTGTAGCAAGACCATCATAAGCAACAATAAACTTACATATTTCTTCAAAAACTACTTTTTCGTGAAGATTCTCAAAATACTCATTTTTAATAAAAGGTAAAACTTTTCTGCAATAATCATTATTGAAAAGCAAATTACGAAGAATTGTAGTCTCGACTTTTTCCATTACTCCTCTATCTATGGATTTTTTTTGTGGTGAGGAACATCAAATACAAAAGTAATTCTAACCTCATCACCAATATTTTCAGCACTATGGGGAAGTTTATTATTAAACCAAAAGAAAGTTCCAGGTTCAACAATCATAGTTTCATCCCCAACAGTATACTTGTATTTTCCTTGAATGGAAAGGTGGTATCTATCTTTTGTAAGATAATAAGTACCTTCGTCAATATGAGTTCCAACAATTTCGCCAACAGGCAAAGAAAGAAAAGCACAACGACGTATTTTTTTAAAATATGTCTTTAAAAATTTTAGAACTTCTGTGTGTTTTTCGTATGCTGGGGTCTGAATACAAATTTCAGTGTTGCCGACATATTGTCTTTCGTTTTCCACTCCTCCCATTATCAATTGAAGAACATCAACAGTTGTTGTATATTTTTTTGGGTCTAACTGTTCTGTTCCTTCAATTCTTTTTTGAGATCCCCAATCTTCTGGGTATTTTTTAAGTTGTTCTAGTATATTAAATACATCAACTCCGGTTTTTATGATACGAATATTCTTCATACACCATAACTAAATTCTTTTCGTGCAGTTTCATCAAGTGCTTGCATTACTTCTGGAGTAAAGTATTTTTCTGGTTCCGCCAAAATTTGTTTGGCATAGATTTTCTTGCCATCCATTTCATAACGTCCAGCAACGTTCTTCCACATTCCTCCAATTTCCCCAAGTTCAAGAAGACCATAATACCTATCAAGACCACGTTCATCATAATAAAGACGAACTTCAACTTCTTGATTTTCTTTACTCAAACGAGATTTTGCAGTCTTACATTTGATAATATTACCAATGACTTCTGTTCCGTCTTTTTCTTTTTTCTTTGAGAGATGAATGATAGTAGATGCGGCATACTTGAGTCCACTGCCACCGCCCATTTCTTTGGTGGGAACATAGGCACCAATCACATCATAAGTGTGATTTGTAACTATCATTGGAATGTTTGCCTGACCTAGTTTCAAAGTAAGCATACGGAATGCACCCTTAATCAGTTGAGATTTGGTCATATCCCTAACCTCCTTGTCGTTCAGAGCATCGTTGATCTCCTTACTGGTAGAAAGCATCCCCAAAGAGTCTAGCACAAACATACAAGGATTGCGTTCTGCTTCGGGTTTCTTCATATAAAGATCAACTGCTTTAAGTGCTTTCCCACGGAACTCTTCTACGGTGACAACATTGACAACAACCAAGCGAGTTGTGTCAATACCTCTCCCCTCCAATAAGGATCGTGTGATTGCAGCTTCAGTATCGAAGTACAAGCAATATCCAGTAGGATTATTATCAAGGAAATTTTTAACCACTGCCAAACTAAAAAAAGTTTTTCCAGTGCTTGATTCGCCCGCAATTGCAGTAATTTTATTACCAGATACCCCACCAAAGATGCTCCCGCTAACAAGAGCATTGAATATGTAGCTGCCAGTGTCCACATAAGTTTCAGTTTCGTCAATATCTGATGCAAGTTGCGTATACTCTCCGCCGATCTCGTTTACTATATCTTTTAAAAAATCCATTTTACCTCCTATATAAAAAATGAGTCAAGTGTTACTGTTTTTTCTGTTCTCCAACCAATTGAATCCAAAATTACTTTCATTGGCTCCAAAAATGCTTTACTGAATTGTAAATCATAATCAATGTATTTGTCCAGTCCAAATTCCTTTGGAAATTGCTGAATATAAGAAATAACATTTTCTTGAATTGGATTTGGAAGTTTCAAATAACAAAATTTAATCTTCTCGCCATTTTGAATTTTTGCATACTTTTTATCTAACTTTTTCTCTTTGATTAAATGATTGTAAAGAATTGCCCCTCTTGCGTGAATTGGAGTTCCTTTACTATAAAGAGTTGCTGAAGATTTATATTTAGTCACATCAGAAACTGTTCTTGGAAATGATATATCTTCAACCGGAAGTACATTGAATATTTTTCGTGATTCGGATATAAAAGAAATAAGATCATCTTCTGTTTTTGTCATCACTATTTTAAGTGCGTCTTTAATCATTTGACGACACGGGGCAGGAGTTGAAGATTTAACTGCCTCAATACCTGTTATTTTAAGTTTAGGTTCTTCATAGCGAACACCTTCACTATCCCACACATTTAAAATGTAACGTTTCTTGGCAGTCCAGATTCCACGTTCCGCGATATTTTCACGTTTCATTTGCATCTTTTGGTCATATGCATTTACATATTCTGCCAGTTCTTGATAACAACTATCAATGTATTTTTCAAGTTCTACCTTGCAGAGTTTATCTAGAAATGAAACAATACTTTTAGTATCTTTTTCCTTTCCGCTATACACTTTATCAACCAATGGACCTAAGTTAAGATAGATAGAATCAGTATCAGAAGCAATTACATAATCAATATTATTGGTTTTGAGAATTCTATTCAAGTATAAGTTCATTTTACTTTCAATCCAACGAATGGAAACTTGTCCAGACATTGTGATTGCTTCAGCATTTGCTAGTTTATAATACCTGAAATACTGATTTCCACAGGAACCATAGGCAGAATTCAAAGCAATTTTTTTTGCCATTTGAATATTATTACATCTAGAAATCTCCTTTATGGTTTTTTCCCGCAATTCTTTTAATTGAGAATCAGATAATTTAGATAAGTTCACATTTCCACCCCTTTGCTTTACCTTTTGTAATTACTTTACCATTTTTATTGCTACTAACCCAAAGTGTGGTATAAGGTAAATTATTTTCTTTACACCACTCCTGCAATCTATTAGTAATATATTCTTCCCCGATTGGAGAAATAATTTTAAAATTTGAGGACAAGCAATCTCTAAGATATTCTTTATTTTCTTTCCAATATCCTGATGCCCAATTTTTCATAAAATTTGAATGTTCTGGTCGTTTCTTACCAGTATTTGATTTAAGTGCCTTTATAAGATTTTCCCTTGCTATTTTTACATACTTTGGATTCCCAGCTTTAAGTTTTTTTTGTGATTCAGAAACTTTCTTTCTAACATCTAATGATTTTTTCATAGGATTATTATTACCTTTACATATTCCACTAGAATTTACATAATTCCAACCACCCTTCCCACCAACATTCATATTATAGCACTCTTCTTTTTGATAATGCTGGTTTAAGATAATTTCTTCTTTTAAGTACATTTCAATCTCATCATTACAAAATTCTACAATTTCTCTATAAAAATTTTCCTTACCATACTTTATTATTGCTTTTTTTAAAGCAACTCCCGACCCCAAATATCCATCATCAATATTATTAGTAGAGTGTGCTCCATAATAATATTTTTGATTTAATTTGTTAGTTGTTTTGTAAATAAAATAATACATCTAAAATACTAGTTTCCCACAGTACTATTTATAATAGTTTTCTTAATTTCATTTCAGACTCAATTTTTTCCAATTTTCTCTTTTCCTCAATCATTTTTTTCTTAAAAATAACGCGGTCGTTATACATTTTTTCCATTAGTGATGGAAGCATACCTTTCACTCTATGATATAGTGCTCCATTTGCAGTCATAGTTAAGTTTACTTTTTTTAGTGGCGTTAAATCTAAATTTTTATTTAAAAGTTTATCAACATTTATTTTACTAGAAAGTTCTCTTACCTGTTTAAGTGCCTCTAATTGCTCACTATTTCTACCGTTACTCTCCAATTCTGCAATGCGATTATTAAGTTCGTGCTTTTCAACAAGTGTTTCGGGGCTTACACTGTATTGCATAATCAGGTGAGGGTATAGACTGTTGAGGTCAAAGTTCACTACCCAATCATACTTTCCTGGAATTGGATCTTTTACATATGCGCCAGCAAATTTATCACTCTTTTCTGAATGGTCTTTGGGGGGAATAACAATATCCCTTTTCTTTAAGTAATTATAAATGATAGCATCCCAAGTTCTCACTTGATAGAAAACATCATTAAAATTTACTTTTGCGTCATACGCCATTGTAAAACAAAGTTCAATCAACTTCATTTTATCTTCTAGTTGATCCACAAGCTCTACGTCTCGGATATTGTAATCAATAAACTTCTGCCAATCTTTTGTATAAAAATCCTTGAATGTCTCAAATTCAGAGTGGTCCAATTTCTGTTGTCCCAATTCCACACTTGCAATATGGTCCAGACGATAAGATTCCTGCGCCTTATAAGTAAATTTCTTATAAAGGTCAAGATAATCAATAACAGAAATTCCAGCAATTTCATAAGAGATTTGCTCTCTTCCTTTAATTACAAGTTCTTTTCTGCGAATGTTTCCCCAAGGTGAAAGACGATATGCTTCCTTCTCTCCCAGAATTCTTTCAATTCTTCCAGCAATATAAGGAATATCATACAATTCACAGTTCCATCCTGTAATCACATCTGGAGTTTCCCTTTCCCAAAATCCGAGAAAATGTTGAATTAAATCAATTTC